CATTATGATGCACAACAATGGTATCAATAGCTCGTTGTCGCAATCCACCATTAAACATTGGACGTGGATCTTTGCTTGTTGTTAAATTTGAATATGTTTCTGCCATAATTATTTCTCGCTTTCTTTATTAACTGCTGATGGCTCTTGACCAATCTTTTGATATTTGACTTGATATTCATCTTCAATCCATGTTTCTACCCATCGTTTTAAGAATGGCGGCACATCAATACCTGCCAATTTCATGTTTGCCATGATTGATTTCAACATGAAATTACCAATAATCACGGTCACTACAAATGAAATCACGTCAAATATTAATGGTTGAAATGTAAAGTCACGCCCTCCTAAATGAGTTGGCACAAATGAGATCAAAATCGTAAACGCCCAAATAACCACTGGCATCAACGCCAATGGAATTGATGTAATCAGCCCACCTAAACCGCCACCACTAGTACGTGCTACGTTGTTACGTTTACGCCACAGTGAACCTAAAAATGTATCAAAAAAGACCAAAATAAATAGGATTGCCGTTTCGGTAGCACCATTGAGGTTAGCGAACAAGTATTTTAAAATGTCTTCCACTGTATTATCCCTCCGTTTGTGCCGGAGCGTCTGCGATAAGCGCTTGAATCTTCGTCTTGGCTGCTGCTTTGATGTCATCTTCTGTTGATGTCAAACTAATACCGTCTTCTGGTGTCACCTGCAAATTACCATTCAAGCTGTTTGGAAATGTGCCAGCATTGAATGAAACTGAAGCGTACTTCAATGTCAACTTACCGTCAACAAAGCTAAATTGTAAATCTCCAACTGTCATATTCATGATTATTTCTCCTCTGCTTTCTCAGTCTCTTCTTGTTCCTTTTCTTGATATTGCTCAACCAGTGATTCTAGTTGAGCTTTAACAAGTGTTAACGTTGCATTTTCTTGTAATAATTTTTGAATTACTTTATTTGTGTCTGGTTGCATAATTATTCTCCTACCTTTGTGCTTAGCATATTCTTAGAAACAATTTCAGCTATCTTATCTAACTTTTGTTGACCGTTATATTCAAGCCATTCAGATCGACTTATGACGATTGCACCGTCACTAATAGTAGTACCATCATCAAAAGTTACACTAAATGCTAATTTAACTGTGTCGTTGCTCGTATCAGGAATTTCATTTTTCATCTGGATATTGTTCATTTTATTTTTTCCTTTAATCTTTCAATTTCTACATTTTGGTCATTCAATCTGTTTCGCAAATCACGAACAATTGGAATTAGTGCTACACCTATCTTGGAATACTCAACACCTTCAACTTCACCAGTTTCAACGTTTCTACTAACAAGATGTTCAAGACCTGCCTTGACCAAATCTTCAGCAATGATACCGTAATATCTACGATTGCTCATATCAATCGTTCGTTCTGGATCAACACCAATTTCGTGGAACTTATCTAGTTGCTTGCTCTCGAATTTGTCGTGCCAAGTAGCTGGATCAATCGTTAATAATCGGTTAGCCGTTTCAGCTTGCTGTTCATACTCAATGTCTAACTTATATTTCGATGATGAAGATGAACGCACGACCGCTCCGTCTGATGAAATGTACATATTTGCACCGCTAGAAGTCGTTGTACTCCATTGTAGTGGTAAATGGAAATACTTAGCATACACCTGAACTCTATCTCCGCCTGTTCCTGTTATCATATTTGTAGCTCCAACGTTGATAAATGGACTAGTATTGTCAAACTCCTTACCACCAGAAATCATAACACCGTTACTTGCTCCAGCTACTACAGTCTGTTTTCCTTTCGTAACTAGCAATCCGTTATAAATTTCGCCACCAATTACTGTCGGCATTGAGTTACCCTCGGTAGCAATAGCAACTCCATTTCTGCCAAGCAAAAGCGCACCTAAAGTCCCAAATGGTGTGTTGTTGTTATCAATTGAAAAATACGGATCATAACTAGGATCAATTATTCTCGTTTGAGACAAGTAAAGCCCACCATTTGCTAACGTCGAGTAGCCTAGATAATCCTTTGTTGCGATGTAAGACTGGTCGATATTAATGTCAATTCCTTTATAATTACTATCATCGTTATAAATACGTCCATGCTGGAATACTACTTGACCTGTATTCAGATTGATGTTCAAGTTAGCACCAGAAATAGCACCAGATACAATGTTACTTGCATTCAAGTTGGTTATATTCACTTGGTTACCATTTAACGTTCCAACAGTTAAATTTGAAGCGTTAAGGTTTTTGAAGTTACCACCTTTAGCATAGAAGTCACCAGTAACCGTTGTATTACCATCTAATACGATATTCTTACTAATCAGTGACATGCTGCTAGAATTTCCAACGATACCACTGGTTATTTTTCCAATATTATCAGTGATTCCAATGCTCCAATTATCTTTGAACAATGACAAGATAGTCTGATTATTATTGTTAGAACCAGCGGTATAACCACCTGGTATCAACTCTTGAACACCAACATACGGGCGTGCCACATAAACATTACCATTACCTCGCATTTGATAGCGAATGAAGAATGTTCGTGATAGAGGGTTTATTGTAATTTTTTTACGATAGTTAACCCAATTATTGTTTGTCTTGCTAATGGTAGCTGTTATATCTGTGCGCTGTGTCTGATTACCATTATTGTCTTGCTCCATCAGAATAACAATCAAATAGTCTGTGCTAGTACCACCTATTGCGTTTGCTTTTACATCAACTGAAACATTTAATGTTGAGCCTGAAAAGCTATTGCTTGACCATGTCTGTGAATCGACAAAACTGTATGTTCCACTATCAGATGTCTGGTTATAACCCATGGACTGCACACCTTGATAGGAAATACCTGGAGAGTAATACCATTTACCAGCACCACTGGGTATCCAGTTAACAATACTACCTGAAAATGCACTATCAGTTAATGAACTATCAAGTACCAAGTTACTAGCAGATATAGTTGCCAAAAATGCACTATTAGTCTGTGTTAGTTGCGTTTGTAAGCCCGTGTCATAACCAGATATTGAACTTTGTGTGAAAGTCTTGGCAGATTGTAAGGTGTTAGTATCACCAGTTCCTCTGTCAGATATTTCTTGTGTAATATCATTTGCTGTTTGATTAGCTTTTGACATTGCTCCATCTGCAGTGGATTTTACAGTATTAAGCGTGCCTTCAGCTGTTTGAACACGAACTGATAAACCTGTAGTTGGATTCGAAACTATGTTAGATATGCCGTCTGCGGTGATTTTAACTTGTGCAAGGGCTGCATTGTTGTTGTAGTTACCAGGGACATAAGTACCGATAGTATCAGTAAAGCTTACCATGGGCTGGAATAGATAGGCTTGAGTTCCTTCTCTTGTTTCAAAACGAATATCAACTTGTTTTGCATCAACTGGTATTGAAATGTTTTCCCACTTTAAAACATTGAACTTGTTCAAAGTGCTATCGTTCCAATTACCCATTGTGTTTTGCCCAAGAGATACGCCATTTGCATCTTGCCACACTAACCAAATATGACAATAATTATCCATTCTTCGAGTGTTGACACGCCATGTTAAAGACATAACATCTATACTAAGACGTGTGTTTGGCAATAAAATGGTTTGTGATAACCTAGCAAATGTACTAGCATCTGAGTTTAAAGTGTTAAACCCAATACCTCGTGAACCATAACCAACAAACGATGCATACGGAGCATTGCTTCCTTTGTCGGCATCTAAAGTCCACCCTTGCAAATCTGGTGTGAACTCTGTGTTAAACAATTGGTTGACTTGACCTAGATTGTTCACCGTAGTCTGTAACTTGCTAACCGTTGTAGAAGCTTCGTCAGCCGTTGCCTCAACCTTAGTAAACCTTGTATTTAGTTGTGAGTTATTATTATTATAATCAGTTTGAGTAACTCTTGCAGTGATATCCTTAGAATTTTGGTCTATCTTGCTTTCAGCTGCTTTAACTCGTCCATCATTGCTTGTCTTATAATTACCAACCGTAATAACTGCACCATCAGCTGTTGTTTGAGCTTTTGAAACAGCTGTGGTTAAATCACCCGTCTTCTGGTCATAAACTGTTTGACTAACTTTAGTTGTCACCTCATTTAGGGCTTGTGTTGCCGTACTCTGAGCAGTGCTAATCTTACCATCTGAATCTATCTTATTTTGACTAATAGTATTACCAATTGAGGTAGCTGTATCATCAACTTTTTTACTGATAACACCATCAGCATTCTTATAAGCATCAGTAATGGCGTACTTTGCTTGTGCAATGCTATCATTAGCTGAGTTTAATGTCTCTTGAGCTACTTGTGCTGCATTGGATTTAGCATCACTTAAAGCTCTATCAGCCATAGCTTGTGCTTTATTGATGAAATCAGCATCTTTGATAGCTAAATCAGCCTGCGACTTAGCAATGTCGTCCATCATCTCTTGTTGGGAAGCATTATTCTGTTCGATTGCTGTGGCAGTGTTTTCGTTTGCCTGTGCTATCGCATCATCAACTGCTTTTGCAATTTCTTCGCCAGTCGTTGGCGTAATTACTTTAACCCAGATAGTTCCGTTGTAATGCCAAATTTCAACATTTCCGTCAGGTAGTGATTTAAACCACGTGTCCCCAATCTTAGGTTCTGTTGGTTGTGTAGCGCCAAACGTTGTTGACTGACGTCCTAATTGTGATACAGTCCACGCTTGTTGATTGCTATTAGTCTGAATACTTGAACGAATAGCGTTAATTTGTGATGTGATGTTATTACTTGATAAGTTATCTCCCAATGATAGCTCAGTGTTTTCACTGTGTAATAAGTCGTATTTAACTTGGAAAACACGTGTCTTGTAACTCAAATTACGCTGACCGTGCATGATTAATACTGTGTCGCCAAGCGATAATGTCCCAACATCTGAAACAGTTGCTGAATACTCAATCAGCGGGTGATTCATAGTCATCAAAGTATTGTAAGCCTGTTGAATTAAAACGTTAGGATCGTCAACTTCGTCAAAGTTTTGAATAAGTAAACGTGCATTACCATTTGCTTGTCCATACTCTACTGTCGCTTGTGGATCTTCTAAAATAAATGAACCTGCTGGCTTATTAAGCGGCTTGCCATTAGCTGTCGACCATACAACGTCTTTAATGTCAATTCTACGACCGTATCCGTCAGGCTCATTACCGCCACCGTCACTTACTTGTTCTCCCTTACCACGTGGCAAAATAGCCGTATAAATGCTATCTGATTGCTTTTTTCGTGCAACTGAAAGTAAGTTAGAACCGTCGGCGAATACCTTTGATGTGTCAACACCTTGACGGAACAGATAGTCCATATAACGACCTGTGATTTTGTTTCCAGTAATCTCAACATAGAAAACAATTTCTCCGCCTAATAGGTCAACAACTTTACTTACGGCTGATAAGTAATCAGTGTAGTAAAAATTAGTTGTTGCTGTCCCTGCAACCGTCGTCCTACCTACTGACCAACCACTTCCATCAAGCGCCTTAGTCATTAATGTTAATGCATTAGCGTTTTGTGGTCTAGTGTCTTTAATATACCCAGATGTTGACAATTCTTGATAGGCATACTCATAAGCCGTATACTCAATGTCATCTTTATTGTCAGTCCGCGAAATCAGTCGTAGCATGATAAATTTAGTCTGATCAAGTGGGTGTGGCAATGCTACATATTTCTCTTTATCAGTCAATTCATATTCAGGCGTTACAGTGAACGAGAACGTTGTTGCTTCGTTAATCTTGAATGTTAATTCAGCCGTTAAAAAGTTATTTTCATCAAGAACACGTAAAATATTCTGTTTTTTGTCAAATGTATAAATCATAGAATGCGTACCCGATATTCTGCGTTAATCTTATTAGTTAAAGGACTTGTGATGACAGATCCGTTTGAAACCTTAGCCTCAAAGATGTCAGTTAGTAAGATATTTATACCGCTTAAAATGCTTACTGTACCTTGTTTGATTGTCAGTGAATTGAAATCAATCGTAATCAGGCTACCAACTGTGAACGACCCAGATACAGATAACTTGTAATTGTCTATTGTCAACGTCAGCGTGTTTGTTTGCGTTGTGATATTGAAGTATACCTTATCAATTTTTTGTTGGTACTTCATTTGCGGGTCATTAAATACTAATGTCCCTGTTCCACTGACCGTTTTAGTCTGACCATGCCTAAATGGATCAGTCATTTTAATCGTGATTGTACCAGTTGTGTTAATCTCGCCAACTGTGTCATTATTAAGTGAAGTAACTGTACCATACCGCACAAATTCGTTTTCGTCAGCAAAGTAAAATGGTTTTTCTTCGCCTTGTAACC